AGCCGCGCACGATCTGGTCTTAATCACCTGCTTGCTGGCTGGTGCGATCCAGGCTGGCACGGAAGCAAGCTGACGCTCGAATTGAAGAATGAACGGCTGCATCATGCTTTGCCGTTGTGGCCTGGTTTGAAGATTGGTCAGATGGTGTTTCACGTAATGTCAAACGCTCCAATGCGCAGCTACGCGGAAACAGGTCATTACAACAACCACTTGACAGTCATGCCGTCCGTGGCATGAATTGATAAGAATCTTCAGGGCTATGGGCTGGGCAGACTGGATGGTCGTCAACCAGACCCTTGAGGAGGAGTTGGAGTTGGAACGTACCGTTCGAGACGTTCAGAGCTGTGGCGATGAAGACGCTCTAAAGCAGCTTTGCGTGTCTTTGGTGCGAACCAACTGGCATCAGGCCAAGCTGCTGAAGCAAGCAGTGGGTCACATCGGTGAATTTGATGCGTCGATGTCCTGCTGAAGCTGCATAACTCTGGAGCGGCGATTCTTAGCCCTGCCTTCCAGCCTGGCGTCTACAGCGTCCTGCCATTTTTGCTTGTCATTGACTAGAGCATCGCAATAAGCTTGCTCGTCAGTGTTTTCAGCAAGATAGTTGTAGACCAGCTGGCGGATCAGAGCGGATGGTTTGATGCCTTGAGCCTCAGCCTCTTGCATAAAGAGTTCACCGCGAAAGGGCTCAAGTAAGACTTGGATATATACCCGGTTGCCGTGCTTCGTCGCCATCGGCTTTAAAATACTAAACGAATGTTACCATGTTATCGAGTCGTCAACCTTTTTCTTCCAAGCAGTTGCTTGAGCAGAACGTGCATTGGAGCGTTGCCGACTGGAACCTTGTCTGACTTTTCTTGCTCCTTCTAGAAACATTGCTGCCCGTTGAAGGTCAGCTGTTGTTGCTAGTTGAATCGCTTTGTTGAGACGCTCCATGATGATTTGACGCCCCGATCTCGGTTGCGGCATGACTCATCGCGCCAGCAAGGGTTTGGTGGAACGTTAGCGCGTAAGACTCGGTTAGCACAATCCATTCAGCATTGTGCCGAAAGATTTGCACGTTCATCTGTCATCTTTGAAGATGTGATGCAGTCTTTTAAACTCATGAATTGGCGTTGAAGTAAGGATGCTGACTTCTACATTGCAACGCAATGCGTTGATAACTTGTCGCTCCATGTAATCCATATTGGATTCATAGGTGACTTGTTCAACAGCAAGCGGCTTGTCGTCCATGTCGAATGAAGTGAAGCGTGTTATTGCCAGAGGACAGTGTTCGTCAGTGATCTGGCAATAATGCAGATGAACGTTTTTAGTCCCCATCACTGGAACGGAAGAGTTCGTTGAATACAGTGGCGACAAGGCTTTCAGCCTGTTGCCTATCCAGACCATAGCTGGATCGACGACGAACCTTCGTAACAGCTTTGTGAAAATCATTCGTGGTCAGACCCAGGTGATTGGGCGGTTGCATGAGGCGCTCACGGATCAAGTCTGATCTGTGGATGCCTTTTTCTTTGGCTTCAGCAGAAAGGCTTTCGACCAGCTCTTCTGGAAGGAGGGTTTCAACTTTTTTCATGCGTGGATGTTACTTACGCTTTGGACGTTTTTTACTCTTTCGAGACGGTTTGACACGCGGCTTGTCGGGTTTGGCTTTGAGGCGTTCGATGGTGTCGCGGTAGCCAGGTGGTTCTGGGACGCCTGAGCGCTCCAAAATCTCAGTCCAGTTCATTTCTCGCGCGCGTATAGATGTCCAGGGTGTCCAGGGCGCTCCAAAAGCTAGTGATAGCAATAGATTTGACCCTGGACACTAGGGGTGGACAGGTTAGATGTGTCCAGCCTCTTCGCCTGACAGCTCAATCTCAACCGCTCCATCAAACAGACCCTGGACACCTCTTGATTGTCCAGGGGTAGTGTCCACACCCAGATCCCGCTCCATGACTGGTTTTATTGGAACGGTGGACACCTCCTTCAACTCTCCGCGTGCGAGAACTGCTGTCCAGTTCTTAGCTTGAGATCCTTTTGGAGCGTCTGAGACGATCAAGCCTCGCTTTTCGAGTCTTTGGAGCGATTTGTGGATCGCAGCTGGTTTGCCGTCGATCAGCTTGTCGCAGACCAGATCATCTTTGGTGCGGGACTCGGGGTGAACGACGCGAAGTTTCTGAAGGACACGATCAGTGACGGAAGCCGGGGAGGTGTTGGTCTCGTCCACCTCAGGCGTGAAGTCAGAAATGGTGAAGCTGAGGTCGTCTTGCATCTGCATGACGAGCTGAGTGCCCATTCGACCAGAGCGTGACTTCTCGATGGTGATGAGGCGGCTATGAGCGCCTACAACGCCACGTTCCTCGTCAGTGGGCTTACGGAGCGCCCAAGTCTCGTCAACGGCGTCACGAATGGCTGAGGTGCCACGGAAGCCACCGTTCTTGTTGGCGTGGTGAACGATAAGGATGGTGGCCTTGGGGAAGAGAACGCCGTTGTTCTTGGTCAGCCAGTACAGCGGTGTGGCGAAGTCAGACTTGTTCTCGTCAAAGGCTCGACCGCCAGAGCAGCCAATCAGCGAGTCAATGACGACCAGCTTGGGCTGATGCTTCTTCATCAGCTTGATGAACTGGGCATAGCGTTGAAGCTGCCAGTCCGTCTGAATCATGCTGTCTTTGGTGATGGGGAAGTCCACCTCTTGCAGCTGTTCCTTGAGCTGAACAAGGGGCTGATCACCATTCAGCAGAACAACAGGACCCTTTTGCACTGGAACGTGATTTCCACGAACGACAAAGGGTTTGCCGGTTGCAATGTGCTTAGCAAGAGCCCAAGCGGACATTGATTTGCCGTCACCACCAGCGCCATAGATCAGAACGACAGAGGGGTGAGGTAGGACATCAGGGATGAGGTACTCGCGCTCGGTTTCGGTTTCCATCAACTCCTGAATGCTCATGATGTCCTTGGCCTCTTCAAATGAAAGCTGGTCAACGATCAGCTTTTCGAGAGCAGTTTGATCGCGGTAGCCAGCTTGAAGAGCAAGGGTGTTGAGCTTGTAGTTGACTTCAGCGGGGTTATCGAGTTCAAGGATCTTTTTGGCGCGGCGGATGACTTCATCAAATTCAAGGGTTGCCTGCCGGATCTCAGTTACAACTTTGGCTTCTGCGGATTGAACGATCTTCTTAGTGTCTTCTGAAAATCGTTTCCGCTCTGGGTCCTCCCGGTCTGCCAACCAGATCAGGCTGCCGAGGCCAACACCATTGCCTTTGAAGGAATACCAGACCTCTTCGCAAGGGTTGGAGTCTTCCCATTCAGAGGCGTAATCAGGATCCTCACAGGACCAAGAAGCCCACAGGTGAAGACCCATATCGGTGGGCAGTGCGGAATGGATAGCCATCCCGATCTTCACCCAATGATCACGAGTGCCCTTCCCTTGGGGCGAGATCACTGACAGACATTCAAAGATGATCTGTTGGACTTCATCTTGAGTCCGATCCGTGAAGTCCAACTCTTTTTTGTTGATGGTGCGGGGAGGTTGTTTCATCTCCGCCAGCAACCAATCTGGAGCTGTAGGGATGTCAGCGAGATCGCCGTCGAGAAGATATTGACCAGGTTTGGATATTTTGCCGCCGGGGTAAGCACCAAAGACAACGCCTTGGCGGCCCCAGAGGATTTCGTAGTCTCCACCGTCTTCCTTACGGAGTCCATGACCCTTTACGTCGGCCCACAGTTCTTCAGGGACACGGAAGAGGTACTTGGCTGCGTTGGCCTTGGTGGAAGTAATTATTGGAGCGCCATCGAGAGAGGAGCCCCATGCCTTCAGGTACTTGGAGAGGTTCCGGTCAACGTCAAGGATGACGATGCCATTGCCACGGATGCCAGTGAAGACACCAACAGCTTTGAGGTCAGGGTTGCGCTTGACCGCGAGAGCTACGTCGGCAGGTCCGAACTTCTGTTCGTAGCTGGCCTCTAGAGGGTTCTTGCCGGTGGCTGGCTTGCCGGAAATCATCCGGGCGCCCTTTGCATAGATTGGGGCGTAAACGAGCCCTTCAGGCAGCGTCTTGACGAACTGATTGAAGTTCATGTAAGATTGGAACGGAATGTAAAACAAAC